CCTCCTTTCTTATACAAGGTTTCAGATGCATCTAAGAAATTCTTAGAGCATAAACGTTATAGAATGGTTGATATTAAACAACTTGAAAATAGAATTAAAAATCTTGAATTCTTTACTTCACTTTCGCTTCTTGAAACAAATACTGCTAATCTCTTTGTTCCCGATGCAAATGGACTTAATAGATTTAAATCTGGATTCTTTGTAGATAACTTCACTTCTTTCCTCGCTCAGGAAGAATCTGTTGATCTTAAGAATAGTGTTGATTTTACTAATAAGCAAGCACGTCCAAAACACTATACAACTCAGGTTGATTTAACACAAAGTCTTTCTGGAAGTGGAGACTTAAAAGTTGCTGTTCCTGATGGAAATAACATCAGGAAAACCGATGATATTGTAACACTAGAATATTCTGATGTAGAGTGGTTGAGTCAACAATTCGCTACAAGATCTGAAAGTGTTACACCATTTATTATTGGATTTTGGATCGGAGCTCTCAATCTTACACCAGCATCTGATTCTTGGACTGATCAAGTAAGACTTGAGGCAAATATTGTTCAAGCAGAGGGTAACTTTACAGAAACCCTTGAGAGGGCAACTAGAACTCTTAATGTAGATCCTCAAACAGGATTTGCTCCTGCAGTTTGGAACTCTTGGGTTAATAATTGGACTGGTAGAGAAGAGGTAATTGATACTGTTGATAGGCAAACCTCAACCACTAGTAGACAAGTGGGTGTAAGACGTGCTGGATGGTGGGGTGATATTATCACAACTACAAATACTACCTTCAGAGATACAACTAGAGAAATATTTGAAACTGGTGTTGCAACTAGAACTGGAGCAAGAACAGTTATTAGTGAACAATTTGATAATGAATCTCTTGGAGATAGAGTTGTAAGTAGAGATTTAATTTCATTTGCTCGCTCTAGAAATATTGAATTTAATATTAATTCACTCAAACCCTATTCACAATTATACGGATTTTTTGATGGTGTTGCAATAACAGATTATTGCATTCCCAAACTTCTTGAAATTAGTATGGTTTCAGGAACTTTCCAAGTTGGAGAAACCATAACTGGTACAATGAGATCTGTTGGAAATACACCTTCAACAGATAGCAATCCTCAAATAACTTTTAGAGCAGCACAATCAAATCATAAAGAAGGAGCATTTGATAACGCCACAGAAGTATTCACAATCAATCCTTATAATAAGAATAGAACAATTCCTAGAGCGTATTCTTCTACATCAACTATCCTTAACGTAGATACTTTCTCGTTATGTGATCAACCTCAAGGTGATTTTATTGGATATGTTGCTCCGGGAATGGTTCTTGTAGGAGAAACTAGTGGTGCTCAAGCAACTATTACTCAAGTAAGATTGGTTGCAGACTTCTCTTCTTCATTAATTGGAAGTTTCTTCATACCTGATCCCAATATTACAAATAATCCACGATTTGAAGTTGGAACAAAAGTTCTTACTTTCATAGATGATATTAATAATAATCTTAATGAAGCATCTACTCGTGCAACATCAACATTCTTGATTAGTGGAGTTATCGAGACAGTTCAAGAAAATATTGTTTCTGTTAGAAATGCTAATGTTCAGTCTGAAGAAGTTTCTTAAGAAAGGGATATCAGAAGACAAGATGATACTTTTGGTACTGAAGTCATTTCAACTGAAGTTTTAACTCAGAACTTTACTCGTAGAACAGAGCGAAGAGGAGATCCTCTTGCACAGACTTTCCTTGTAGAGGATGATACTGGTATATTCATCACTAAGTGTGATGTATTCTTCGAGCAAACAGACAATCTTGGAATCCCTGTTATATTTGAACTTAGAACATGTGATAATGGAGTACCAACTACCAAGATTCTGCCACTTTCTCAAGTAATTGCTTTTCCTAAGGATATTGCCGTCAGTGATGATGGATCTGTTGCTCATACATTCAATCTAAAGGCTCCTGTTTACTTAGAACCAGGTGTTCAATATGCAATGGTGATGCGTTCTGCATCTGCGAGATATAGAGTCTTTATTTCAAGAGTTGGAGAAAATGATCTTCTCCGTCAAACATTTGTTTCTAACCAACCTTATCTTGGTTCACTTTACAAATCACAGAATGGATCTGTTTGGGAACCAAGTCAGTGGGAAGATCTCAAATTTACTCTTTACAGAGCAGACTTTGTAGATAGTGGATCAATCGAAGTATACAGTCCAAAATTAAGCTTGGGTAACAAGCAAATTGCATCTCTACTTCCCAACTCAATTAGTCTTAATTCTAGATCTGTTCGTATTGGTATTGGTTCAACACTCCAGGATAATGATCTTACATTAGGAAATACTATTGTTCAACATGGTAGCAATGCCTCTGGTAACTTTGTTGGTGAAGCAGGTATTGCCACTGGCAGTCTAAATGTTATCAATGCTGGTATAGGATTTACTCCCCATAGTGGTACCCTTGAATATGAGGCAGTTGAATTAGTCAACATTACAAGTAGTGGTAGAAACGCTAAAGCGGATATCACCGTTACTAACGGTATTGTTGCTAGTGCTACTATTTCCGAGGCCGTTGCAAATAGTGGCGGACAAGGATATGTTATCGGTGATGTACTAGGTGTATCGACTATCGGAAATAATAATCTAGGTAGAAATCTTAGATTATCTTTAGTATCAATCGCCAATACAAATGAAATTCTTCTAGATAACGTTCAGGGTGATTTTATTACTGGAGCAGGTAACACAGTTCAATTTATTAACAATGCAGGACTTAGAACTGATTTAAATAATGATCAGACTTTACCTGCTGGCGGCGGTGTTCTTATTGATGGAATTAATGAAGTAATTACTGATGGTGTTCACTTCACTGTCAACCATAAAAATCATGGAATGTATTTTGAAGATAATAGAGTTGAAATCACTGATGTTGAATCTGATATTCTTCCAATAAAACTTACTGAAGCGATTAATTCATCATCAACTTCACCAATTTCTGTTGATTCTACCACTGGATTTGATATTTTTGAAAATGTAGGTGTAGGTTCAACTAACTTGGGTTATCTCAAGATTGGAAGTGAAATTATTTCTTATGAATCAGCAACTTCTAACAGTATCACGCTGGTTCAAAGAGGAATTGATAGCACGATTGCTAAGGATTATATTGCTGGTACACAAGTATTTAAGTATGAACTTGGTAATGTATCGTTGAGAAGAATCAACAAAACGCATAATCTTGATAGTGTGACTGCTGCTGATCCTCGCACATTTGATACATATAAAATCAAACTTAACATGGGTGAAAGTGGAGTAGGACGTTCTACAGGCGAAAGTTTCCCAATCCTTTATATGGGAGAAACAAAGTCTGCTGGTGGTAATAAGATCAAGGCATCTCAGAATATTCCTTTTGAAATCTTGACACCTCAAATTCAACACATGACTGTTAGAGGTACAAATATTGATGCTCAGGTAAGAACAATCTCTGGTTCTTCAATTAGTGGCAATGAAATTCCGTACATTGATCAAGGATTTGAAGAAATTTCAATACAAAATCCAAACTACTTCAGTACTCCTAGAATTATTGCTTCTAAAGTTAATGAAGATGCTAAACTTAGTAGTACTCCAGGTAATAAGTCTATGACTCTGAGACTTAACTTAGGAACAACTGATGCAAGAGTCTCTCCAGTAATCGATACTCAGAGAATGAGTGTTATTGCTACATCAAATAGAGTCAATAGTGTAATTACTGATTATGTCACTGATAGTAGAGTCAACGGCATTGATACTGATCCTACCGCCTTCCAGTATCTCTCTAAAGAGATTTCTTTGGAAAATCCTGCAACTTCAATAAAAGTAATTGTTGATGTTTTCAAGGATAGAGACGCTGATATTAGAGGATTCTTTGCAATTGCTGATCATCAAAACTTTACTCCAATTTATGAGGCATTCCCTGGATTTAATAATATTGATGAAAGAGGACAAATTATTGATATTGCAAATAATGATGGTTCTAGTGACACTTTTGTCTCCCCTGCTGAAGACTATAGAGAACATACATTTACAATTGAGGAACTTTCATCCTTTAGATCATATAGAATCAAACTTTCACTTACCTCAACCAATCAAGCAAATCCACCTAGAATTAGAAACCTGAGAGTGATAGCACTTGCATGATGAAACATTTAAAAGTAGAAGGGCATAATAATCTTTTGAGAGATAGTGAAACCGGAGCTATCATTAACAACGATAGATCTGGTTTCTCTTCTTATATGATGAGTAAGAATGCCAAAAATGAGGAGAGTATTAGGATACAGAATGTAGAGAGAGATCTTGCTAATATTCATGATGAAATTACTGAATTAAAATTACTTCTCAAGGAGGCACTTTATGGATCCCGAATCAATTAAACTCAACAATTTATCTAAAAGTTTTGAATATACTAAATTAGCATCTGAGATAGATAGTTGTGATGATAGAGATATTTTGAGAAATATCGCAAAGTCATTTGTAAAACTTTATTATAAACAACAAGAGACTTTATCAGTAATAAACATAAATGGCTAATCAGAACGTAACCTATGATGTAGCATCCGCTGCACCGTATGCCGTAAATTTAAATATATACGGTGGAGCAACCTTTAGTGATAAATTCACAATTACTAATCCTAACGGATCTGCATTTAGGTTTGACACTGGTGCTGGTACAACTGCTGGATTAGCAGTTACTTGGACTGGATCTGCTGCAATATCAAAAAGTGTTGCCATAGGTGCCACACTTGGTGTAACTCAAGCTTTCACCGTTGGATTTACAAGTGCAGCAGGTGGTGTTATTACATTATCTTTGGGATCTACTGAAACAAGAAATCTTAAACCTGGTAGATATGTTTATGATGTTTTAGTGAGTTCTGGTAATACTGTATATAATATTATCAACGGAGATGCCTTAGTCAAGGCTGGTATAGCGACATCTCCATAAATACCTAAAAAGTGTAGATAGATGCAACCATCAACTAGAGCGGAGTTAGTAGACTACTGCAAAAGAAAGTTAGGTGCTCCCGTCCTTGAGATTAACGTTGCTGATGAGCAAATCGAGGACTTAGTTGATGATGCGATTCAATACTTTCATGAAAGACACTTCGATGGTGTCGGGCAAGTATTTTTAAAATATCAAATAACTCAAGAAGATATTAATAGGGGTAGAAGTCCATCTTCATCAGTAACTCAAGCAGGTATTGTAACAACAACCGCTTCATCTACAATTGATGGTGCATCTACGACATTTTCTTATACTGAAAATAGTAATTATTTACAGGTTCCTCCTTCTGTTATAGGAGTTAATAAAATATTTCAATTTGCTGGTGCTAACACTGTTACCAATAACATGTTTAGTGTTAAGTATCAGTTATTTTTAAATGATGTTTATTTCTTTGGAAATACTGAGTTATTGTCATATGCTATGACAAAGACGTATCTTGAAGATTTAGACTTCTTACTAAACACACATAAACAAATTAGATTTAACCAGAGGATGGATAGGTTATACCTAGACATTGATTGGGGTTCAGTCAGAGCTGGTGAATATATTATTATTGATTGTTTTAGAACAGTTGATCCTAATGATTTTTCAAGAGTATATAACGACTCTTTTATTAAACCATACCTTACTGCATTGATTAAACGTCAATGGGGACAAAACCTGATGAAGTTTCAAGGAGTAAAACTTCCAGGTGGAGTTGAACTTAATGGTAGACAAATTTATGAAGATGGACAAAATGATTTAGACAAAATCATAGAGAAAATGTCCAACACTTATGAACTTCCTCCACTTGATTTCATCGGATAATGGCATTAAATCCTTTTTTCTTACAAGGTTCTCAAGGAGAGCAAAGTCTTGTTCAAGACTTAATCAACGAACAGTTGAGAATGTATGGTGTCGAAGTTTATTACTTACCGAGACAGTATGTTACCAAAAATAAAATAATTCGTGAAGTAATTACGTCAGAATTTAATCAGTCGTATCCCATTGAGGCATATGTTGATAATTTTGATGGATATGGAGATAATACCGTTCTCTTATCAAAATTTGGTGTTCAAGCAACTAATGAATTAAAGTTAATTATTTCTCAAGAAAGATTTTCAAGTTATATTACACCATTAATTAAAAATTTACCTAATATTGAACTTGCAACACGTCCAAAAGAGGGAGATCTGATTTATTTTCCACTTGGTGATAGACTTTTTGAAATTAAATTTGTCGAGCACGAAAAACCTTTTTATCAGTTACAAAAAAATTACGTATACGAATTAACTTGCGAACTGTTCAGAGGAGAAGATGAAATTCTGGATACTGGTGTTGAGGAAATCGATGATACCTTCAATGTGGAAGGAAATATCAGATCTCTCACACTTGTCGGATCTGGATCCACCGCAACCGCTTTCTCTGGAAGAATTATTAGTGGTGCCGTCAACCAAATTATCGTTACCTCTAGAGGTGAAAAATACAATCATCCACCCACTGTTGCGATTTCATCTGCACCTACCGGTGGTACCCGCGCCACAGGAATTTCAACCTTACGTAACGACATTGTTAATTGTGATGGAACTTTAATTGGAGAGAAAGTACAAGGTGTCTTCATTGTAAATCCTGGAGCAGGATATACTGTGAATCCAGGTATAGTATTCGTTGGAGTCAGTACTAATCCTGGAGTTGGTGCTGCTGCCACCACTAGGATATCCGACAATACGGTTGGTATTGTAACTATAAGTGATGGTGGTGGTGGATATGTATCTGCACCAACAGTTACATTCAGTAGTCCTGGAATTGGAACAACTGCACAAGGTGTTGCCGTTGTCTCTGCTGCAGGAACAGTCTCTGCAATCTATCTAACAAATGCTGGTGCTGGATATACTGTAGCACCCACTATTACCCTTTCTGCTCCAGATTTAAGCGGAAGTGGAGACTTTATACCTACAGAAACTATAACCGGTTCTACAAGTGGTGTTACTGGAATTGTCAAAACTTGGAATTCTGTTACAAACATTCTTACATATTCTAATGTTTCTGGTGACTTTGTTGCTGGAGAGACAATTACAGGATCCGAAAGCAGTGCCTCTTATAAAATTAGAGTTATAGAGGATGATAATACTGTTAATAATTATCCCGATAATGATGAAATTAAACTTTCCGCTAGGGATGGAATCTTAGATTTCTCAGAATCTAATCCCTTTGGGAATCCTTAACCTAAATAAACATAACTAAGGCAATTGTATGTTTGAATACTTTTACCATGAAATTCTGAGACGAACGATTATTTCGTTCGGAAGTCTCTTTAATGGAATTGAAATCAAACATTTAGATTCCAATGGAAGTGTTGATGAAGTCATCAAGGTTCCTTTAGCATATGGGCCTACTCAGAAATTTTTAGCAAGACTTGAGCAATCGGCAGATCTTAATAAACCCACATCGATTACTCTCCCAAGAATGTCGTTTGAATTCACGGGACTTCAATATGATGGTACTAGAAAAGTAACTACAACTCAAACCTTCAAATCACAGAGCGTAGGTATTGCAACTGCAATTAGAAAAACCTACATGCCTGTGCCCTATAACATGTCATTTGAACTATCTATTTTCACTAAGTTGAATGATGATATGCTTCAAATAGTTGAACAAATTTTACCATATTTTCAACCAGCATACACATTATCTGTAAATCTAGTTGATACTATTGGGGAAAAAAGAGATATTCCAATAGTTATTGAAAATGTAACAATGCAGGATGATTACGAAGGTAATTATAATACTAGACGCTCCCTTCTTTATACAATAAGATTCACTGCAAAAACATATATCTTTGGCCCTGTTGGAGATACCTCAACGGCGTCCAGAGATCTTATCAAAAGAGTTCGTGTTGGATATGTTCAAGACGATTCTTCTACTCCAACGAGAGATCTTACTTATACTGTTACTCCAAGAGCAACAAAAAGTTATACAGACAACGTTGTTACAAATCTTTCAGAGGACGTTGGAACTACCACCAATATTCTTCAAGTAAATGATTCTTCTGGAATATCAGAAAATACCTTCATTGTAATTAATAATGAGTCTATCTACGTTGATAGAAAAGAAGGTAATACTCTGTTTACTAAGAGAGGACAAGACGAGACTATTGTAGGATCCCATGTTCGTGGCACAGCAGTTAATCTAATTACAGATGCTGATGATGCTTTAATTGAAATTGGAGATGACTTTGGATTTGATGGTACAATCTCATGAGTTTTGATAGCTTAAATGAAGCGTTTGATGTATCCAGTGAGATTGTTTCTAGTGAACCTGAACAGATAAAACCTGTTCAAAAAGAAGTTGATGGAATTAAAACAGACACTAGAAAAGATTATGAATACACAAGAGGTAATCTTTATTCTTTGATCGAAAAGGGGCAAGAAGCAGTTAATGGAATACTTGAACTTGCACAAGAAACTGAGCAAGCAAGGGCATATGAAGTTGCAGGACAATTGATTAAGAGTGTTGCTGATGCAACTGATAAACTTCTTGACTTGCAGAAAAAACTAAAGGATGTTGAAGAGGAGTCTAATTCCAAAGGCCCTACAAATGTAACAAATGCACTTTTTGTTGGTTCTACAGCAGATCTCGCCAAACTTTTAAAGCAGAATAAGAAAGAAGATAAATAAACTATAGGGTGAGAAAACCCAAAGTAATCTTACTAATATTTTAATGGCGCAGGCTGAAGATAAAAATTTGCCATCACTTGATGACTATCTTGTAGAAGGGGATTTGCCCTCTGTAGAAGATTATATTGAGGTAGAAGAGGAAAAAGTCGAAGAAAAAATAGAAGAAGCAGTAGAACCAGAAGTTGTGGAATCTACTGTAGATCTTACAGAAATTTTACATCTTATCAGTGATGTTAGGAAAGATATTCCTGAGATTCCTGAAGTAAGATATTATGATGATCAACTTGAAGCACTTTGCGAAGTAATTGATCAGTTAAGGGAAGATATTCCTGAGGTTCCCGAAGTAAAATATTATGATGACGAACTCGAAGCAGTTTGTGATCAAATTGATCAAGTAAAAGAGTTTATCGAATCAAAAATCGATGAACTTCCAGAAGTAAAATATTATGATGAACAAGTTCAAAATATTGAAGATAGAATTGATTCTGTTATTCAAGAGGTAGCAAATCTTCCTGAACCAAAGTATTATGAAGATGATTTACTCTCAATCAAAGAAGATATTGAGAGGGTAAAGGAATCTATCCCCAAGTTCCCTAAATGGGTAAATGAGGTTAATGAAGTTCCAGATTTTTCCTGGATCGGAAAAACATTTAGTGTTATTGATGATGACTTTGTAAAAGTCAATGATACTATCGATGGTTTAAGAGGAAAAGTTCAATTTGATATAGAACAACTCACCGAAAATGTAGAGACAAAATACTTTAATAATTCAATCAAAATTGAATCAAACATCAAGGATCTTGATGATAAAGTAAATGTTCGCATAGACGAAGAAAAAGACAAGATCTGGAAAGAATTAAGATCTTCATCCATGAAGATCTGGGAGTATCATAAAGAGTTTAAAGATGATGATCGTAAACTCAAGAAACAAATTCTTGGGGAATATAATAGTCTCAAACAAAATATCAATAAAGAACTTAAGGAGATTAACTACACCAGTACAAAGACTGATGAGTTACTTCTAAAGTATTTTACTGAACTGAGAGAAGAGATTTCAGGTCTTCCTGAAGTCAAGTATTACGATAAAGATATTGATTATGTAAAATCTGATATCAAAGGTCTGTACAAGATTGTTGAAGATATTAAATCTTCTCAAAAGCAATTACAAGAAGATCAAAAACTATTAGCAGAAACTAATGTTCCCCTTGGAGAGGATCCCCCAGATACAAATAATTCAGATCCACTTACTCCTATTGATCAGAATTTTGTAACTCTTGATCAATTACAACAACACTACAAAAGATTTGTAGAGAGAGTACAGTATCAACTCGGATCCATCGGTGGTGGTGGTGCTGGATTTATTCACGATCTTGATGATGTTCAGGTCGGATCAGCAGTTACCAACCGATCTTTATTAATATATAACAGCAGTATTAAAAAATACATTGGTATTGCCAGTACGGCTTTAGGTGGTGGATCTGCATCTGAGTTGGCAGAAGATGCAACAGGAACAAACCTCACACTATCTGGAAATTTAGTTGTTGCTGGAATTGCAACATA